TTTACAATTCAGTTCCCAGCATTTACAACTTCAGCAGCGATTCTAAGAATTGGTAACGCGTAGGAGGTAACTTCCTATGGCCAATGCTTGGGGCGAACTTAGTTGGAACGCAGGTAACTGGGGTGATCAAAACAATGCAACGGTTTCCGTTACAGGGTTTGAGAATTCTATTGCCTTAAATTCCGTAGATGCTTATCCTAATCAAGGATGGGGTTCAGATTTTTGGGGAGTTGAGAATTGGGGTGAAAGCGGAAACGTAGTCACTTTAACAGGTATTGGTTTAACTATTGACTCAGGACAAAAAGAAGCTTGGGGTCAATTAGGATGGAATGCAACAACTACAGAATGGGGCGGTCCATATGTTCCAGAAATTGCAATTGGTCAACAGATTAATGCATCAGGTCAACAATTAAATATTAGTTTAAATAATGTTACAGAAGTAATAACTGTAGATGCTTTCCCACAAGGCATTGAATTAACAACAAATTTAGGAATATTAGATCCTGCACCAGATGCAGAAGTAACAGGTCAACAATTAAATATTGGTGTTGGTACAGTATCAGCTTACAACGAACAAGGTTGGGGTAGAGATGCTTGGGGTACCGAAGTTTGGGGAGCTGAAGGTTTTTGGGCTTTTGCTGATGTAACTGGTCAACAGTTAAATACTTCTCTTGGAAGTGTAACTACTAGATCAGATGTAGACATCACAACTACAGGTATTGGATTAAAAATGTTTGCTCCTGCAAATGTTGAAGTAGATCCAGATACAGCTTTAGTAGGTCAACAATTAAATGTTTCTTTAGAAGATGTAACTATTACTGCTGACGCTAATTTATCATTAACTGGTTTTGGCTTAGAAATAGCTCAAGGTACTGCAATATTAGATGCTTTGACACCTGTAAATGTTACTGGACAAAGATTAAATATTAGTTTAAATAGTGTCGTATCAGGTGCTTCAGCTGAAGTAGATCCAACAGGAAATGCGTTGACGATAGCTTCTGGAAGCATTAATGTACAGTCTTGGCAGATTGTCGACACCGGATCAAATGTCAATTGGAATATTATTGACACGGCCGCTTAAATTTTATAAATTAAAAACAACAAGGATTTAAAATTATGGCATCAAGTTACTCAACAGACCTAAAACTAGAGTTAATGGTTACCGGTGAAAAAGCTGGTTTATGGGGTGATATTACAAATACAAATTTAGTTATTCTTCAACAATCAATTGCTGGATTTCAACAAGTTGCATTAAACGCAACTACGGGTGCAGCTTTAGCATTTACTAATGCAGCAACTTCAAATGGTAAAAATGCAGTTATAGAATTAACTGGAACAATTACTGGAAACGTCGATGTGACTATTCCATCAACAGTAACAAATAAAGTTTACATTATTAAAAATAGTACATCAGGTGCTTTCACTGTAACTGTAAAAGTTTCTGGTCAAACTGGTGTAACTTTCTCTGCTACAGATAAAGGTGCAAAAGTTTTATACATTAATGGAACAGATGTTGCAGATTCAAATGTTGGAAAATTATCAAATGATTATGCTCCACAATTATCAGCAGTATTAGATACAAATGGTAATGATATTGTAATTGATACAGGTGGTGCAATTGAAGATGATTCAAATAATGAATACATCAAGTTTTCAAAAACAGCTTCAGCTGTAAATGAAATTACAGTTGCTAACGCAGCAACAACTGGAGCTCCAAATGTTTCTGTTACAGGTAGTGATACAAACATTGATTTAAATTTAACACCAAAAGGAATTGGAAGAGTAACATTAAATGGTAATGGTAAAATCAATGGTCTTGCAGAAAAAGTAACTACTGTAGGTTCATTTGATTCTGATATTAACATTGATACAAATACTCAAGGTGTTGTACTAAGTACAGCTACAGCAACTGCAAACTTTACAATTAATTTAAGAGGTGATGGTTCTAATTCACTAGATGCTTCAATGGATAATGGTGAATCAATTACAATTGCTTACATTAATAAAAATAACAACGTAACTTATTATAATACAACAGTTAAAGTAGATGGTTCAGTAGTAACTCCAGTATGGCAAGGTGGAAGCGCACCAACAGCTGGAAACGTAACATCAAACGACGTTTACACATTAACAGCTATTAAAACAGCTTCTTCTACTTTCACAGTATTAGCATCGCAAACGCAGTTTGCATAATAGGAGGATATTAGAAAGATGCCAATTATAAGTTCATTAGGTGGAGGATCTGCAGGAGGATACGGTCAACGTAAAGGTAAACCACCTTATGAAATAAGTTATTTAGTAATAGCAGGTGGTGGCGGTGGTGGTGTAACTGGAAATATGGGAGGTGGCGGTGGAGCAGGAGGATATCGTACATCTTATTGTGGAGGTTCTGGTGGCGGAGCTTCTCCTGAATCAAAATTATCTATAGCTGCTTCTGGAGGAACATTTACAATTACAGTTGGAGCTGGTGGTGCTGGAAGTCCTACTGCTGGTGCTAATTATCCTGGAAATGATAGTTCAATCGCTAGTCCTTTAATAACTACAATCACATCAGCAGGAGGTGGAAAAGGTGGAGGACCACAAGAAACTGGTTTATGTGGTGGTTCTGGTGGAGGAGGCCGTGGAGGCCCCTGCATACAAGCTGGAGGACTTGGAACACCTTGTCAAGGTTATCCAGGAGGATATTCAGATTACGATGGTTATGCTGGTGGAGCTGGTGGTGGAGCTGGTCAAGCAGGAATTCCTCATACAGGTGGCCCAGGTTCAGGTTCTAATGGAGGAGTAGGAGGTGCAGGTAAAGCTTCTTCTATAACAGGTTCATCAGTAACAAGAGCTGGTGGAGGTGGTGGTTCGTCTTTTAACGCAACTCAAGGTGCAGGTGGAGCAGGTGGTGGAGGAACAGGTGCTTGTACTGGTGCAGGTTCTGGAGTAGCAAATACAGGTTCAGGTGGAGGTGGAGCAGTAACTAACTCTGGTTCAGGAGGTAGTGGATTTATTGTTGTAAGAACACCAGGAAGTGTTGGTGTTGCTGTATCACCTGGTACAAATACTGTTACAACTTGTGTTGGTCCAACTGGTGATAAAGTTGCTACGTTTACAGTTTCTGGTACTTTAACGCTATCGTAAGCTTTGACAAATTATTTTTAATATATTATAAGAAATTAGAAATAATATGAATTTAACAAATTACTGTTGGTGGTTTCAAAAAGCAATTCCCGAAAGAATTTGTGATGATATTGTCAAATATGCAAACTCAATAAAAGATCAAATGGCTGTAACAGGTAGTTATGGTAAAAAAAAATTAAACGCTAAAGAAGTTAAAGATTTAAAAAAGAAAAGAAATTCTGATATTGTTTGGTTAAGTGATAGTTGGATATATAAAGAAATTCAACCTTACGTAAACCTTGCAAATCAAAATGCAGGTTGGAATTTTCAATGGGATTGGTCTGAAGCTTGTCAATTTACAAAATATAAAAAAGGACAATACTATGATTGGCATTGTGATAGTTGGGACAGACCTTACTTAACACAAAACCAAAATGATCCTACCTACGGTAAGGTTAGAAAATTATCAGTGACATTATCTTTATCTGATCCTGAAGAATATTCTGGTGGTGAATTAGAATTTGATTTTAGAAATACTGATCCAGATAAAAAAAGAAATGTTTATAAATGTAAAGAAATATTACCTAAAGGTTCTTTAGTTGTATTTCCTTCATTTGTATGGCATAGAGTATGCCCAGTAAAGAAAGGTTCTAGATATTCATTAGTTATATGGAACTTAGGTTGGCCATTTAGATAAGAGAAATATGAAAAAGAAAAAACAAAAAGAAACTAAAAAAGACATATTAAACACAGAGCACTACTTTCCTTGCCTAATTTATTGGATGGATAAACCTGAATGGGTTAGTAAATTAGACAAAGCTTCCGACCCTTTTATTAAAGCAGCACAAGACACTAGTAAAAAACTTATTAAAGAACGAACTAAAAAGTTTGGTGATAAAAAAGATCACGGTATGGTTCACCATTCTACAAGCTTAATTAATCATCCAGATTTTATGGAATTACAAAATTGGATATTAGCAACTGCACATAATTTATTAAATGAACAAGGTTTTGATTTAACTAACCATCAATTATTTTTAACAGAATTGTGGGTACAAGAATTTTCTAAATTAGGTGGTGGACACCATACTTTACATACTCATTGGAATGGACATATGTCAGGATTTTATTTTTTAAAAGCTAGTGATGCTACATCAGCACCTGTATTTGAAGATCCAAGAGCGGGACGTATGATGAACTTACTACCGGAAAAAGATAAATCACAAGTAACAATAGCTTCGTCTCAAATACATTATAAAGTAAAACCAGGAAGATTAATTTTCTTTAATTCTTTTATGCCTCATCTTTATTCTGTAGATAATGGTTATGAACCATTTAGATTTATACATTGGAACATACAAGCAATACCGAAAGGAGTATTAAATGTCGTTTAAAAAAAATAAATACAAAGTATTAAAAGGAGTTATATCAAAAGAGTTAGCACAGTTTTGCTATACTTACTTTTTAAATAAAAGAGCTGTCGCAAAAGTGATGTTTGACAGTAAATATATATCACCTTATACAGAATACTTTGGTATATGGAATGATGAGCAAGTTCCTAATACTTATGCTCACTATTCCGATTTAGTAATGGAAACTTTATTGCAAGATTTATTACAAAAGATGGAAAAAGAAACAGGTTATAAATTACAGCCCGCATATTCATATGCAAGAATTTATAAAAATGGAGATGTTTTACATAGACATAAAGATAGATATTCTTGTGAAATATCCACAACATTAAATTTAGGTGGTGACCCTTGGCCCATTTATCTTGATCCAACTGGTAAAGAAAAACAAGCAGGAATTAAAGTAGATTTAGATCAAGGTGATATGCTTATTTATATGGGTTGTGAATTAGAACATTGGAGAGAAGCATTTACTGGTAAAGATTGCGGTCAAGTATTCTTGCATTACAATAATATTAGAAAAAAAGAAGCTAAAAATAACCTTTATGATACAAGACCTTTATTAGGTTTACCTTCCTGGTTTAAAGGTTTTAAATTGACAAAAAATAAAAAATAATTTATATTATAAA